GAGGCGACAGTGCTTCAGCTCCAGTCGGAACTCATTTAGAGATTCCAGCGGATGCTGTGGAAGAGAAGAACGGTAGGTATAGATTACCTAACGGAAACTATGTAGAGAAAACTGCATACTTCTACGTATTAGCATTGGTCGATGGTGAACCTAGACCAGCAGTAATTGCTATGCGATCTTCTAATCTTACACCAGCGAGAGAACTAAACAATCTGATCAAGAATCTTAGATTCACAGATGCAGAGGGTTCTTTTAATCCAGCAGCCTACTCAGCAGTTTATAATTTAAAAACTGTGGGTAAGACAGCGGGAAGTAAAAGCTGGCATGTCTATAAACCATCAAGAGTTAGAAATCTTGATGTCAGTAACAAAGAGGACGCTGGACTGTATGAAATTGCACAACAACTTCAACAGACCGTATCTAAAGGTGCAGCTGTACCAAAATACGAAGCGCCAAAAAATACTGGAGACATCGTATAACAGAGTTACTTTGAAGTAACACTTGCGAGAGGGCCGGGGAAGCGAGAGTGAAGCCGGCCCTAGTTTATTATGAAAGATGATTTGATGGTACAGCAACAGGTGGACAATGTATGGCAACACATGGTTGGTGTCATCTGTCTTAACCAAACCGGACGTAAGAAAGTAAAGAAAGTATTACCAGGATTTTTTAAAAAATTTCCTAACCCGTGGACATTATTATTATCAAATACGGATACAATAGCAGAGATGTTAAAAGATTTAGGTATGAAAAATGTCAGGGCAAACAGAATATGGAGAATGTCTTGCGATTTCATAAACTGGGACGGTGAGGATGCCACAAAATTATTTGGTATTGGTAAGTATGGTAGTGATAGCTACAGAATATTTTACAAAAATGAGATACCAGAAAATGTGCAAGATAAAGAATTAAAAAGATATTTAAATGAAAGAATTTGAAAAATATTTTACTGGATTAAAAAGAGATTTTGGTTTTTGCAATGTTAAGAACGGGTATTATGATCCAAAAACAAATAAACTTAAATTTGATCCTGGTGATTATGGTTGGGCTAAAAGAGCAATTACAGATAAAGATTATGAAGATCATTTAAACGGACATAAATCAATTGGATTACAAGCGTGTGATGATGAAAGCATGGCTAGCTTTGGTGCTATTGATGTTGACCCAGATGACTATGAAAAATTTGATTTACAAAAATATTTAAAAGTTATTGAGACAAAAAATTTACCTGTAATTCCTATCGAATCTAAAAGTGGTGGACTTCACATATACGTTTTTACTAAAGAAAAAGTTCCCGCATCTTTAATTAGAGAATTTTTATCTAATTTATTATTTTTATTTGGTTTACCATCTAAAACTGAAATATTTCCAAAACAAACTGCACTCGGTAAAAATCAAAACGGTGAGAGAACTTCTGGTAGTTTTATTAATCTTCCATACTTTAATGGTGATGAACGAAGAGCATACAAAACTGATGGAAGTAAAATGGATTTGGATTATTTTTTAAAAGTAATTAAAGCTAACTTACAAACAAAAGAAAGTTTACAAGAAGTTAGTAATAAAAAAATAAAAGAAGTATTAACCGGTGGACCTGAAGAATTTTCTGATGGTCCTCCATGTTTACAGATGATATGCAAAGAGATACAGGAATCAGGGACCAAACTAAAAGACGAAAGAGATAGATTTTTATATAACTATATGGTGTTTGCTAAAAAGAAATTTAGTGAAAACTGGGAAAAGAAAGTATTGGAAGCTGCTAGAAATTACATCTTGTATGATGAGATTTGGGGTGACGGTAAAGTAGAAGAAAAAATTAAATATTGGAAAAAAGATACAGCAGGTTTTAAATGCAATGATTTACCCATATCATCATATTGTGCGAGGGGCACATGTCTAAAAAGAAAATTTGGTATTGGTGGTCACTTTGATTCACAGTGGCCATCAGTATCAGGTTTAATAAGAATTATGTATAAACCTGATCATGAATATTTTTTTAATGTTGAAGTAGCTGCTGATAAAATTGTGCAAGTGCATGCACGTAGTATTAAACAATTTAATGAGATGAAACAAATGCGTAGTCTTATTGCAGATCATACAACAACGTATCCACCAAGTATAAAAGAAAAAGAATATCAAAATATATTAAACGGACTATGGGCAACCATGGAAACTATTCAACCACCTGCAGGTACAAATCCTATCGATATGTTAAAGAAAGAATTATTTATGTATGTCAATGGACCTAAAGCTAGTTCTTATGCAGCATTTAAAAGTGGATCTGTTTTTCATGAGGATCAATATTTTTATTTTGTATACGATAAATTTTATGATGAATTAAAACGTGGAGACTGGAATCAAGAACGAGCAAGGACAGCAACAATGATTAAACAATATTTTAAAGGCGAGTTTGATTGTCAAAAAAGATTTCCAAAAGGTGACAATGAAGAATCATTTCCACCATTAAGAGTTTTAAAACTTCCAAAAGAAGGTTTAGAAAAAGAAGAGATACCAGAAGAAATAATAGAAATAGAAGATAAGGAGAATATAGTATGACGAAAGCACCTAGTGTTTATATATCAATGCCGACATATGACTTAATGCAAGTATCAACTTGTCTATCGTTGGTTAAATTATTCAATAAGTTTACTCTTGCAAAAATAAAATCAGAGATAGGAACATTTAAATGTCCTTACGTTGGTTATGGAAGAAACGTATTGACCGCCATGTTTTTAGAATCAGGGTTTGATTATCAATTGTTCATAGACTCTGATATGGAGTTTGAACCTGATGTCATAGGGCGTATGTTGTTATCGCAAAAAGATGCCATATGTGTGCCCTACAGAAAAAAAACTCAAAACAATTCTATTAAATTTTCTATAGAATTTAGTAACCCAAATAATATACAAATAGATGAGAAAGGTATTGTAGAATTAAAAGCTGGACCTGCAGGTCTGACATTAATTCACAGAAAGGTTTATGAAAAATTAATTAAAGATAATCCTCATCTTAAAATAAAACAAAAAGAAATAATATCTGATAAAGCAAATTCATATTTTTATAATTTTTGGGATACAAATTTTACTGAAGATGGAACATGGTGGGGTGAAGATGTTAATTTTTGTAATTTAATTAGAAAATCTGGATTTAAATTTTATGGAGTAGTAGATGGAAAAACAACACATCACGGATCCTACGGCTGGACTGGCTCACTCAAAGATGGGTTTAAGAAAGCCAATGGAAAAGATAAATAAAATATATGGGCCACCTGGCACAGGTAAAACTTTTAGACTAATCAGACGTGTAAAAGCATACGAACGTGTTGGTGTGCCTCTACACAAGATAGGTTATTTTGCATTTACTAGAAAAGCTGCAGAAGAAGCACGTAAAAGAATTAATGTGTCGGAAAAAGAGGTTCCATACTTTCAAACAATACATGCATTCTGTTATCATTTACTTGGATTAAATGAAGAGGATATCATGCAGCCGTATCATTATGAGGATCTTGGTAAAAAATTAAATATAAGAGTTTCATTCTCAGATAAATATAATGAAGAGGAGACACATTTCTTAACTTGTAACAACCCATATTTTCAAATGATACAGAGATCAATAAACAAAGATATAACTATTAGACAAGAGTTTGACTTAAATGAACATGATAAAAAACAAGTCGATGATTTTAATACATTAAATCACATCTATAAAAATCTTCAAATGTACAAACAAAAAAATAATCTTTTTGATTTTAATGACATCGTAAAGTCAGTTTTAAACTCTGATAAAATACCTGTGTTTAAAGCCATATTTATTGATGAGGCTCAGGATTTATCGCCACTGCAATGGCAGTTGTACGATAAATTAAAATATCATTGTGAACAAATGTATTTAGCTGGTGACGATGATCAAGCCATCTATGCGTGGGCTGGTGCTGATGTAAAAAGATTTGTGCAGGAACCTGCGAGAGAGATTGTATTAAAACAGTCTCGTCGTATATCCATGGCGGTGCAAGCAGAATCAAGATATCCAATTATGAAGATAGAGGGTGTAAGAAAGAAAAAATTTTATAGGCCTAGAAGTTATGAAGGAGAATCACATTACATATCCGATCTTAATCAGGTTGATCTTACACAAGGTAGGTGGCTAATACTTACAAGAACTAAAAGTAATCTATTAGATATCATGAAAGATCTTAAGCGTAAAAATTTTTATTATCAAAGTAATAAAGGTAAAAGTTTTAAAGTTGGTATGTATGAAGCTGCAGTTGCGTATACTAAATGGACGAAAAATGAAACGTTAGAAGAAAAAGAAATTAGTGCTGTAAAAGAATTTATACCTACAGGTAACTGGGATCCTAAAGTTCCATGGTATGATAAATTTGTGGCTGATCAAAAAGAGATTTTGTATTTAAGAAATCTAATCGCATCCAAGGAAAATTTAAAAGAAAGAGCGAGAATATGGTTGTCAACAATTCATGCAATAAAAGGTGGTGAAGAAGACAATGTTATTCTGTCTTTACATCAAGGTCGAACAGTTCAGCAGGGAATCAAATCAAGTGTTGACAAACAAGATGAGGAGCATAGAGTGTGGTATGTCGGAATCACGAGAGCACGAAATAATCTATATAAACTGAGAGCAAAAAAGAAATTAAGGGAGTATCAACTATGACACATAAAGATCTATTTGATGAAGCGTTTCCACAATATACTCAGGTCGGGGGGAATCATTACACTAAGTTTCCTATTCAACCTTATGAGTTTATTTCTAAAAACGATTTATCATTTTTTCAAGGGAACGTTATAAAATACGTTTGTAGATATCAACGAAAGGGAGGCGCAGAGGACATTAAAAAAATAATGCACTACTGCCAGTTAGAATTAAAAAAAATAAATGATATGAGAAAGAAATGATTTTACCTCCTACAGAATGGGTTCAACCTACCGAGTATCCTGATCTTAGATCTTATGATGAGATTGCAATTGACCTGGAAACAAGAGATCCAGATCTAAAATCAAAAGGATCTGGAGCAGTTATTGGCAACGGCGAGATCGTTGGTATATCTGTGGCCACATATAATGATAAATGGTATTTTCCCATAGCCCATCAAGAAGGACCTAACATGAACAGGGATAAAACTTTAGAGTGGTTTAAAGACATTCTCGAGTGTCCTGCCACAAAAATATTTCATAATGCAATGTACGATGTATGTTGGATACGTAGTTTAGGTTTAAATATCAATGGTTTAATAGTAGATACGATGATCGCGTGTTCACTGTTAGATGAAAATAGATTTTCGTATACATTAAATACTTTGTCTTGGCATTTTTTAAGTGAGGGTAAAAACGAACGTGCATTAAACGAAGCTGCAAAGTCAAGAGGATTAGATGCTAAAGCTGATATGTGGAGATTACCCGCACATGAAGTAGGAGCTTACGCTGAGAAAGATGCAGAGTTAACTTTCAAACTTTGGCAACACGTAAAAAAATTAATAATTGAAAATGATTTACAAGAAATTTTTAATCTTGAAACGGATCTTTTTCCTTGTCTCGTTGATATGCGTTTTTTAGGCGTTCGCGTAGATACTCAACGAGCTTACGAGTTGCGTAAGGAATTGATAGGACAAGAGCACCTATTATTGCAAGAAGTTCACAAAGAAACACAAGAAGATGTGCAAATATGGGCAGCAAGATCAATCGAAAAAGTTTTTCAAAAATTAAATTTATCTTACGAACGTACCGCAAAATCCAATGAGCCTTCATTTACTAAAAACTTCCTTTCAAATCACCCACATCCTATCATACAAAAGATAGCAGAGGCAAGAAAGATTAACAAAGTGAATACAACATTTATAGACACAATATTAAAATATGAACACAAAGGCAGAATACACGCAGAAATAAATCAAATTAGATCTGATGATGGTGGGACTATTACAGGTCGTTTTTCATATTCAAATCCAAATCTACAGCAGATACCCGCACGAGATAAAGTTTTAGGTCCTATGATAAGAAGTTTATTTATACCTGAAAAAGGTATGAAGTGGGGTTGTTTTGACTACTCGCAACAGGAACCAAGACTTGTTGCACACTATGCATTACGTTATGGTTTACCATCCGTGAATACGATAGCAGATTCCTATGACACAGACGCTTCTACAGATTTTCACAAGATAGTTGCTGAGATGGCGGAGATACCTAGAGATCAAGCAAAAGTAATTAATCTTGGTTTGTTTTATGGTATGGGTAAAGCTAAATTACAAGCAGAGTTGGGTGTAACAAAACACAAAGCAGAGGAATTATTTGATAAATATCATTCTAGAGTTCCGTTTGTAAAACAATTAATGAATGAAGTTATGAAAGCTGGTTCTAAAAAAGGTCAGATAAAAACTTTATTAGGTAGAAGATGTAGATTTCCTAAATACGAACCAATACTAAGAGGTAGTGATTGGGGTAAATACATACCACCTGAGGATGAAGAACGTATGCAAGACTTACAAAAAATGGGCCCACACCTTAAGGATGATGAGGGAGAGATTTTAAAAGACAAGGATGGTAATCCTAAAAAAAATTATTGGCACAATAATCCAACTCGTAGGGCTTTTACATACAAAGCATTAAATAAATTAATACAAGGATCGGCAGCTGACATGACTAAAAAAGCTATGTTAGAGTTATACAAAGAAGGTATTACACCGCATATTCAAGTGCATGATGAATTAGATATATCTGTTGTTAATGATTTAGAGGCAGCTAAAATAAAAGATGTGATGGAAAACGCAGTTGACTTGAAGATACCAAACAAGGTAGACTATGAAGCTGGTCCTAATTGGGGTTCAATTAAATGAGGAGTAATTATGGCATACTTAAATGCAAACATACCGCCAACTTATGCGCAAATAAAAAGAGAGTATCTTTATGACTTACAAAAACATCATGGAGAAGTTGAAGACTGTATTATCTTTGGTCTATCGGCTATTACTGGAAGGAGCATATTATGGCATGCTATTATGGAAAACGGTGCAATATTTTATCGCCTACCAATTAGCGCGTTTATTCAAAAGGGATTTAAGGCATCCAGAGTGCCCACAAGACGACTTGATGAACTTCAGCTCTGGAATTGTTTTAGTTATTATCCTTCTGTTCATTCTTTCGACATACTAGCTGGTCAAGCTGGTAAGTATATAGGTAAAGATAAAAAATGGCATCCAGGTAAATATTTATTTACTGTTGACTTTGCACATCCAGAGAGTAACATACTTGACACTGATCATTCAGAGATACCGCACGAACACAAGTGCGCTCACATAATTGCTTTGGACGATGGCAATTTTGCAGCACAACCAAATAATAGATGTATATGGGACATACCTTCTTTTACTGTAAAAGACAGTATTCCAGATTGGAAAGTGCAAACGAATGAGTGGAACGTTGAAGATAGTAGAGCATGGCGGACAGAAGATACCGACAAGTTTTTCTATGAAATCGAGGAGAAGAAAAAATGAAGTGTGAAAACTGTGGAATGGGGTTTATAATAACACCTATCAATGTAGATAAAGTATGTCCGCATTGTGGACATGCTCACGGTAATGACTATATGGAACATACTCACGATGATGGCGTAACTCACGCACATACAGGTGGAGATGTTCCGCATACACATGAGGAGGATAATATGGTAAAAAAAGTTGTAAAATGGATTTGGAACATTCTTTGCTGGCCACTTAAAAAAGCAAAAGAATGGATTGGATAATAATTATGGAGATAGCCAGGATGAATTATTACTTTACAGGTTTACTAATTGTAATGTTAGTCATTCTGGCTTTCTGTGGGGGACCACATGCCCACTAAAAAACCACTAAACATCTCTGAAGAGGCCGCCGTGCAGATGCCTATGAAGACGGTTGCTAGTCTGATAATTATCGTGGCACTCGGCACGATGGGATACTTTCAAATTATAGAACGTCTAAACATTGCAGACACTAAATTAGAGTTGATGAACTCTGACGTAGAACAGAACACAGAGTTTAGAATCAAATGGCCACGTGGACAGATGGGATCACTGCCCGCCGATTCTGAGCAGTACATGATGTTGGAGGATCTTTATAAGACTACCGATCGTATCAACAAACATATTGAGGACATGGCTCTAAACAAAGTTAATATAGAATTCTTATCAAAACAAATGGATAAAGTTTTGGTAGACATAGAAAAATTAAAAGATTCAAACAGGGATATGAAATACAATGGCAACGGGAGCTCACAATGATAGGATTATTTTTTATAGGTGTTGTAGTTTCGGTTATTACATTATCAATATTAATACATGTGAGGAAATATGATTGAGTCTGTGGTAGCCCTACTTATGTTTGTAAACGCAGAGATTAAAGAGGCGCGTTTGCAGGTTGATGGTATGGCCCAATGTTTACGAGGGAAACGTGAAGCGGAGAGAACTTATTCTGAGTCTGTTACCTACAAATGCTGGAAAGGTTCTGCAGAATTAGAGGATAACATTGATGGGTCAAAATCTATTAAAAAACTTATCATATCTCAATAAGTTTGCAAAAATGTTAAGAGACGCAAGGTTTAGACAACATAGACTAAATAGTAAAAAAATATATAATAGAAAGAAATATAATAGAAAGAAGGATGAATTTTTTTAGAAAGAAAGTAAATATAGAATACTACGCAGACATTTTGAAAAAAGAAGATGCCATGAATATGGTTAAAACCATACCAGGTAACATTCCTAATTACTTCCATTCTATTCCTAAAAATTTGTTTAATCCTTTTTTAAAAATATTTGATCCTACTACGGCCACAATAAAATCATGTCCTGGATTTATAAACTTATACAAAAGATCTTTACTGGTAACATTACCTTTTGATTTATATATTTTGTTTGGTAAAAATAAAATTTTAAGTCAAAAAGCAGGGAGAACAGGTTGGAATGTAGCTACTCTTCATTCAAACGAACAGCTGTTGTCTTATGTAAATAACAAAGAATATAAATTTTTGTTAAAAATAAATTTACCGTTTGTAATTAATTCAAATGTTTCTTTACTTATGTCACCATCATGCTATCATTTTAATGATTTTAATGTTCTTTCTGGTATAATTAACTCTAAATATAAAAGAGATATTAATTGTTTTATACCTATTAAAAAAGATCAAAATGAGTTATATTTAAAACAAGGACAAGCTTTGTTTTTATTGACACCATTGTGTGAAGATAAAATAAAATTAAATTTTAAACCTATGAATAAAATGTATCCTAATCTTACATTTAGAACGTTAAAACAACACATATTAAAAAATTTAACATGAAACTTACACGTAATTTTAGCCTCTCAGAATTAATTAAATCAGACACAGCTATCAGGCTCGGCATAGATAATAATCCGAATGCGGACCAAATAGAAAAATTAAAATTGTTGTGTGAAAATATTCTTCAACCGGTGCGTGACCACTTTGGCAGAGTAACGGTGACCAGCTGCTTTCGCTCACCAGAGCTATGTGTAAAGATAGGTAGCAGTTTAAATTCACAGCACACCAAAGCTGAGGCGGTTGACTTCGAATGTCTGGGCACAAGCAACGCTGAGGTCTTTGATTGGATCAAAGCAAACCTCGATTGGGATCAAATGATTCTAGAATTTTTTACTCCAGGTGAACCTAATTCAGGATGGATTCACTGCTCTTGGGTAGCGGACAATCCTCGTAAACAATTATTAAGAGCATACAAAGAGGATGGTAAAACTAAATACAAACCAGTAATAGGAAATGCAGTAGAATTATAATAAGAAAGATAAATGAGAAAGACATTAGGGGTAAATATTTCACATAACTGTTCGTTCGCTTATTTTGAAGACAACGTATTAAGACAATATTATGAAGAAGATAGGTTTAACAAAATTAAAAATTTTGAACCTCCTAATCCTATTAAAGAAGAATATAAATATAAAGTATTAAAAAAATTTAAAGATGTTGTTTTTGATAAAGTAGTTTTTGTTTCTTTTGATAGAGGAAATGTTTTAATAGAAAAACACTACATTGATAATATTTTAAAACAATTAAAGTGTAAAAGTTTTAAATTTTATAATGGTCAACACCATCTGTTTCACGCAGTATCTGGTTTATACTTTAGCAAATTTAAAGAGGCTTTGTGTTTGATTTGTGATGGAGGCGGTGAATATTTTACTGATGTTAATCTTGAATTGTTTAGATTAATAGAATCTATTTTCTACATAAAAGATAATAAAGTTAAACCTTTTTATAAACACTACTCGATGGCTAAATGTGATTTTTTTAATAATTTTAAAAATATTATTTCTGAATCTAATTTTAAAAAAGAAAATGTAGATATTAAATTAAGTAACAAAGAATGTGGTGGATACAAGTTTATGCGATACACAGAGAAAGCAGGTTTTAAAAATTTTGAAGAAGGACAACTAATGGGCATATCTGCCTATAAAAATAAAAATACAGATTTAAATAAAAATGTTTTAGAACTTGCACACAAAGCTCAGGAAGAAACTTTAGAAGAAAGAATAGAATTAATTGAAAAAGCAATGACTTACATCGATTGTAAAAATATTATATTATCAGGGGGATATCATTTAAATTGTTCTAATAATTTTAAATTAATAAAACATTTTCCCAAATTAAATTTTTTTGTAGATCCCATCGCTCATGATGGAGGAACTGCGGTAGGAGCAGCAGCGTATGATGCATATTATAAAACATAAAGAAGAAGCCGTAGAAAAAATATTAGATCAACAAGTAGTTGCTATATTTCAAGGACACTCTGAATGGGGTCCAAGAGCTTTAGGTAATCGCTCCATGTTATTTGATCCACGAAATAAAAATGCAAAAGAAATAGTTAATAAAATAAAAGGTAGACAATGGTGGCGACCTACAGCTGCAACAATACTGTACGAATACAAAGATGATTATTTAAACATGCACGGCTTAGATGAGTCTCCTTACATGACCTTTGCAATTGATGCTAAGCAAAAGGCAATTGATGAGGTGCCTGCGTGTGTGCACGTGGATAATACTTGTAGATTTCAAACTTTAAAACGTGAACAAAATCCTAATTATTATGACTTAATAAATTTATTTTATAAAAAAACAGGTGTGCCTATTTTACTTAACACATCATTTAATTTAAAAGGCTATCCAATTGTAGAAACACCGAACGATGCCTTGTTGACTTTGCAAAACAGTGATATAAATTATTTATATACACCATGAGTAAAAAAATAATAATACAAAAAGCTTTTTCAAATATAGACACAGTACATGGTTATTGTGAAGAATGTGAGGAAGAATCTATCTTAGTTGCAATTGTATCTGATTTTTATAGATGCACAAACTGTGGATCAGACACCAGGCAACATGTTAATGGCAATATAAAATACATAAAATTAACTGAAAGCGATAAAGAGTACATAAGAACTAATGATACCAACAATACAGATTAAAGATAATTTTTTAAACGAAAAAGAATTTAAAATACTTTATAATAATGTTGATAAAGTTTCTTATGTTCCCAAAGTTGATATTGAAGGTCGTAACTATGGTTTTAGATATGAGTTTAGTGAAAATTCAGACAATCAATGGCTTTTAAAAAAAATAAAAAAACAATTTTTTCCTAATACTAATTTAAAACCAAATGGGTGTATGCATTATCATTTAAGACATAATCATGAAAAAGTTTTAGCTCACACGGATCCCAATGATGATTATTGTTTTATTTTATATTTAAAAGGAGAAGAGCTGGTTTATAATGGAACTGGATTTTATCATGAAAATAATTTAAATACCTACGTGGGTTTCGTAGAAAACAGAGCTATATTTTTTGATGGTAAAAATAATTTGCACACTGACTTACAAGCTTTAGGAGAAAGCTCTTTTAGATACACAATAATTGTATGTTACAATCATGGCGAGAAAATTTAAAAATTTTGTACCTAGACCAAAGCCTCGTAAACGTCCAAGGCGTCATAAAAAAAATTTAAATAAAAATGAAAAACGCAGCTATAAAAAATATAACCGACAAGGCAGACGAGCTAGCTAATCTGTATTGGAAAACTAGGGAAGAGAAGTATAAGATACTTTGGTATCAGAAGATACGACAGGCTTCTTCTCTGTGTCAGGCTTCTTCGGAGGAAGAATCACCTCCTCACACTGAAACCTAGGGTACATTCTATACTTTACTACCTCTTGTTCTGTAAAGTCACCTTGATACAATATATCGTATGACTCTGACAGACCGGTTCGAACACAATCATAATAAGTATCCACAGGTTTTGGATATGTATCGTGGGTAAAACAATTACCAGCTATGGCAGAACACACGTATACAGTTAAAAAAAATTTCATTGACAACCCTTGTAAAATTATATAAATATCCTATATCTTTAGATATTAATGAAAGGATATACTAAATGACAGATATAAGCAAATATAAAAGTCTCGCAGTCGATCATGCCTGCTATGATAAAATTGATCAGATGACCAAGACTCTGGCACCAGGGATCACTCTATCAAGAGCACAAGTGATTAGAATGTTAGTAGATGAGAAAGCAAAGAAATTAAATGGCAAATTTACAAAGCGTATTTCCAAAAGCCGTTAACGTTCTTGGTGAAAAGAGAAATCCAGAGCGTAGTCTTTGGAGAAACGTGTTAATTGTAGCCCTGGAAGATGCCATAGGAAAAGGTTGGAAAGACTATGGTATTGGGAAAGGTTACAAATGTGAAAGAGCACGTGCATATTTTATGGAACCCAACAGAGATTTTGCGTTGGTATGTCACTATGCAGGTTTCGATCATGAATATGTACGTATGAAAGCAAAAAAATACTTTAAGGAGAATGAAAATGACTGAGTTAAAAGATGAACATCTAGAAGTTATAGATAAAAATAAAGCAAAAGCATATGAAGAACAAAAAGAAATGAGAGATGAGTTAGCTTTTTTTGTAATGAATTGTACTCACTTTCAAATGCAAGAATTGTATTCAGAAATGAAAAGGATGAAAAGAAAAAATGAGAGGTGATAGCAACGAATATAAACTACTTGCTAAATGGGTAGATAATTTAAAGCCACAAGACTTTTATTTAACTGTTGAAATAGGTGTAAGAGAAGGCTACGGAAGTTATGTAATTACAGAAAATTTAAAGAATAAAAATTATTTTCATGTTGGTATCGATCCGTATGGCGATTTACTTTACAAACATCTTGATAACGAAGTGGATTATGAAAAAGGTACAATTGCATATTGGACGGATTTTGAGGGTAGACCTTTGGTAAATGAAGATGGCACACCAAAAGTACCTACCTACCCTAACTCTATGAAACAAACATTTTTAAGTGAGTTTAAAAATCATGAGAATTTTATTTTGTATCAATTAGAGGACACAGAATATTTTAATGCTTTTGGTGGTGGCCTGCCTGTCTATCAAAATGGTCAAAAGAAATTAGTAAACGTCTACGATTTTGTTCACTTTGATGGACCACACACCACAGAGAAAGTATTAGAAGAGGCTATGTTCTTTGCGCCACGATCCAGGATTGGCACAAGATTTGTATTTGATGATATTAAAACTTATGAGATGGATAAAATTGCACACGTATTAACCAACTTTGGATTTTTTACAAAAGAGATGGGAGATAATAAATGCATGGTGGAGAGAACTGAATGATTTCTGAAACAGATAGAGCCTACATCGCAGGCCTATTTGATGGTGAAGGCAGTATTACATATAAACAATACATGAGACAGCGTAAACATCAAAAGAAAGCATATCCAACCTGGTCTATAAGAATGGAGATAGCCATGACAGATAAATCAGTGCTGGTGTGGTTGCATGAAGTATTAGGAGTCGGAACCCTTGGAGAGAAACGATACAAGACAAAGTACACAGTTGGCTGGAAAAAACAGTGGCGCTGGCGATGTCAATTTAGAGATGCATTCTATGTCGCCACGTTGATATGGCCATGGGCCCATGTTAAATTTGAAGGCATACAAAAAATAATAGATCACTACTCGCATATCAAGATGAATGGTAAAGTAGTTAATCTAGAGGAGTATAAACAATTGATGAGTTTAGAATGATATGGAACGGTAAACCAAAGTTTGATTATCAAACTATTAAAAGAGTGACTCTGCCAAGCGGTAGAGTGTATGATATAAATGATGAGAAGCTGCCATCAGTTACCACGATACTGGGTGCAACCAGATCTGAGGAGTCTAAGGCAAAACTGGCAGCATGGAGGCAAAGAGAAGGCGAAAAGAAGGCAGACCAGATACGTGATGATGCAGCCGCCCGTGGTACAATAATGCACCGGATATTAGAGGGATATGTAAAAGGGGAAGGTCACATGGATCTTACAGATCTTGGTCAGGAGGCAGGCACCATGGCCCAAAACATCATCGATAAAGGCCATTTCAGGCCCTTAGAGGAGGTGTGGGGGCTAGAGATGCCCCTTTGGTACCCTGGGCTGTATGCGGGCGCCTCAGACGTCGCTGGTGTGTACGAAGGCCGGGAGTCTATCATAGATTTTAAACAAAGCAATAAATACAAGAAACGTGAGTGGATTGACGATTATTTCATACAATGCGCGGCCTACGCCACGGCTCACAACTATGTGTATGGCACAAACATACAATCTGGAGTGATTCTAATTAGCGTTAAAGGTGGCGATGTTCTAAGATACGTGTCACATGGTAAGGAATTTCAACATTTTATGTGGGCATGGCTAGGTAGAGTTGGTCAATACTACAAGCAACAGGCATCAGGGACCTAGACCCATAGTGTATTCTGTATGAGATTTATGTTTATAAAAAAATTTTTGAAAAATATGGTGATACAATGCTACAATAGGCTTAAATCGTTGATATTATTGGATAATACCTTGTTACAATGCTGCTACAATGGTGTTACAATGTGCTTCAGGGAAATCCCTACGCGCGCGCGTGAAAACGCTTTTTACAAAAGCAGTTTCTCATGTATAAAACACTAAGGAAGGAAATTATGACAGAAGATTTAAGAAGAATAGAATACAGATTTTTGCATTGGGGGCCATTTGTATGTAATTATACATTACTACCAGAAGAGATAGAGGCTTTTAAAAAATTAGAAAGTGGCAAAGATTATAGAAACAACTTAGCCGGACATTTAGAAAATGAAAAAGCTTTAGATCAAGACAAAGTTTTTAAACTTTTAACACCTTACTTACAGAGTTACATAAAAGGTTATCAGGAATACAGAGGCCAACCATTGTGTAATGGTTTTAAAATAGAAACAGCCTGGGTTAATCGACAAAAGAAAAATGAATTTAATCCTCCTCATACGCATGATAATCATTTATCTTTCGTGCTTTACACAGAAATACCAGAAGGTTTACATAAAGAATGTCATACAGCTGTATCCAACAGCCCCGGCCCTGGTTGCATAACGTTTGATTTTAATATGCCTGGAGACAATTCACATAAATTTTTTTTAACAACACATTCTCATCTACCTTCAGTGGGTGACTTATTTATTTTCCCTGCAGGTTTACCGCATTGGGTTTATCCTTTTAAAACAACTGAAGGAGAAAGAGTTTCTATATCAGGAAATATAAATTTAATAGACGGAGATAAAACATTAATACCAAAAAATGATAGCGAAAAAAAGTAAATACAAGTCAATCGTTATAAAAAAGAAACGATATTATTTTTACAAAATTACCTGGGTCGATCCGACGGGTGATTCGGGGCATGCGACTGCTCATGACTCACTAGGTTTGACTCCATCAATAATGATAACTCATGCATATTTATTTGATCAAAATAAAAAAAATGTTTGGACGTTTGCAACCTTTGAAGAAAACGACGAATTGTTTTCAGACAGAAATGTTTTTCCCAGAGGCTGTATTGTTAAGATGGAAAAGGTATTACTCTGATTGATTATCCTTTGATTGAGATACCGGCTCGACCTTTTGTGGGTTTGTTTTTTCTCTTACTTTTTCTGACAATTCTTCAAATGGCACATCTTCTAGGATTGGTGAGTAATCGTCGATTATTTTTTTCATACGCGACTCTAATTCTTCTGTTGTTAAGTCTTCTAATTTTCCAGTCCTTATTATCTTCTGCTCGATATATAGCCCCGCAGCTTTACCACGGGCTACTTCTGCATTCACCGCAGCAGACCACGCTCCTTTTTTAAGAGCTTCCTTTCTAATCTGTCCTAGTTCCGCTATATGTTTTTCATAAGTAACTTCGTATTTCTTCTGCCACTCTTCTCTTAATTCACCGATATATTTAACAACAAGTGGATACAATTTAGGATTTTGTAATTTACTTGCATATTGTCTTGCTGAGTCCTTTGCAAAGCCAGCGTCTACAGCACATTCGGTAGCTGTCTTTCTACCTTCGTTTGTTACTAGTTCGTAAGCAAACTTCATTTGTTGTTCAGTTAATTTCTTTGGTAAACCCATACTTGATATTTAATACAACTTAGTCTATAAATCAACACATGTTTACTGGAAAGGTATTAAGACAAGCATTAGATAAATTTATGAAAGGCGAAGTGGCAGCCAACGCTAGAGTACAAGTTATTCTACCAAATGGTGAGTTCTATGACATTACAGGCGTAAAGTTGTTAGAAAATAAAATAATTGGCGTTAGAGAAACTCATAGACTTGCTATTACAGTTTCACCTGAACAGTGGAAAATGGGAAAGGTTGTTAAAAAATTATGAGTTATGATCATAAAATTATAGATCAAAAGTTTCATTTAAAAGGACTAGTAAACTCTGATGTGTGTAATAAATTAATTAAATTGTATGAAGATAATAAACAATCAGCTATTCCTGAAGAAAGTTATAAATTTAATAAAGATATGGAAACTAATGACAAAGAGTATGATAATTGTAATTTTTTAAATATCTCTTGGTTACGTGATCAAAAAGATTTTGTAGAGCCTTATAAGTTAATATTAAAATATTTAAGAATAGTGTTAACTAATCATGAGATATACATTCGTAATAATTTTTGCCCTACTTATAAAAACATTTTCATGACTAAAACTGATAATATTAGAATAATAAAATATGACGTTGGGCAACAAATAAAAGATCACTCTGATGTGGGTGATACAATTAGAGGCTCTTTGACTATTAATCTAAATGATGATTATGAAGGCGGCGAGTTTAGATTTTTTGGAGGTCAAGTCAAAGTTAGTTTATCTGCAGGTGAGGCAATGCTTTTCCCAGGTGAACCTATATGGATTCATGGCACTGAGCCTGTAACAAAAGGGGCTAGATATGCCATTAATTGTTTTTTAAAACAATGAAGTTATCTTATTCAATCCCTGGAAAAATTTGGTGGATAACTAATTTTTTAGATTACAATATCTACAAAGGTATTCATGATGCAATTATTAGAGAAAGAAAGAAAATAAATTTACATACAAGTAAAGGCGTTTGGAGTAATGATTTAATAAATAACATTGAGCCTCCAATGAGAGTGGGTGTTAGTAACTACAAACCATTTGAGATGTTAAAAACTCTGGTTAAACACAATGCTTATTTTCAATTAAGTGATGCAAAAGATATGTCCACCACGATTCATTATATGAAGAAAGGTGCTGGCATAAACTGGCATGACGATGGTAAATGGAAGTATGGAGCTACTTATTATATAAATCACAAGTGGCATAGACAATGGGGTGGTGAGTTTATGTTCACTGATAACAATGGTCATGGCTGGATACCACCTGTAGGTAACTCTTTGGTGATTGTTAAAGCTCCAATCCCACATAAAGTTAACCCTGTTTTGAGTAAGATTATTCCTAGAATTACTGTGCAATTATTTATGAAATGATTTGACAATTGAATGAGGTGTAGTAGTGAATCCAGAAAAAAAATTTTGGTATGAAATTAAAACGTACAACACTAAAAATAATTGCGAATTATCATTTACACGCGTGGAAAATACTGCTTCATGGGGGACTCCTGATATACTGGGTTATAATCGCAATCGCCACTTTTTCACTATCGAATTAAAAGTAACAAAGACCAACAAGGTACGCCTGTCTCCACACCAAATAGCGTTTCACGTGAAACATCCTGACAATACATTTATTCTAGTTAAGGCCCTTGGTCTTAACTCCATAAAACTTTATGAGGGAAGGTTTATCAAGGAGCTTGATGCTCAGGGCTTGAGGCTTGACGCTTGTTCCTCGGGGCTTGAGGCTTGCTTCTCGAGGCTTGCAGCTTGCGGCTTG